CGAGTCGTGTAAAATATTTTTTGCCCAAATTTCATTTCAATGAGTATTCCAAACAATATTTCTTCGGCTTTTAACTTTTCTTTTATAAATTCGCTGGAAAATTCAGTTAAAATTTTATCAGAATCGTGTTCAGAAATGTAATATTTATTTTGTTTTCCGATGAAGTAGTCGTATATCCACGCTACAATCCGAACGCGCAATTCTGGAAAAGTGCCGCTTTCTTGGCATATATTCATTGCATCCTTGTATGAAATGAATTGATTCTGAAATGAAATAAATTCAAAAGGGTTTTGCAGCAATAATTCTAAAGTGAGTGTCGTTTTTTTCCCTGAATTGTATTTTATATAATGAAAATAACGGTACAATTTTTTGGGTCGTATTTTGAAATGTTCTACAATGCGATGTAACAACTCTTTCACGTTATCCTTGTCAATCGGTTCTTTACTTTTTATAATTTTACAGTATGCGTCGCACAAGTAATCAATTTCTGTTTTCTTTTCTATTTTTTCTTTAACAGGAACAACCAATGCAGATTTAGGTGTACACTTTGATTTCACTGGATTATATGGTTTGAGTTCTGAAAACGACGATGACGATTGCTTATTGAACATGGAACGAATATCATTCAGAGGATAAGCGGTATTCGTTGTCATATTTATTACGTCAAATAACTACAATGATATATAAAACTACTATAAAAAATAAGATATTTATTTATTTTCAATTTTTATTTTTTTAGTAAAAAAATCAATTACCTTCAAAAATTCATATTTCAACTGTTTTGTGTAAATTATAAATTATTCAGTTTTTTATAATTTTCATAAGATTGTATGAAACAAATTGACGATTTACAAAGAGGACATTCTAATTTTTTAAATTGTGAAACACAATTTTTACAAACTAAATGACCACATTTAATAATCCAACATTTTTCTTCGTAACAGACACAACACTCGGGTGCATTACCTGTAAATATTTTAATATTTTTTCTATATTTATTACACCGATTCTCCAATAATTCATCAAAATAAATAAACATTTTTTTTGGTGATATAATTGTAGCTATTGCTAACATAAATCCAAAACATAACTTATAATAGGTTTTTAAACTAATTAATATATATGGAAAAAATCCAAACGCTACAAACTCGTAAAATAATCTACAATTGCTTTGTGGATACATGAAATAATTCCAAATGCTTATCACAGATAAAATTCCAATATATCCAAGTACAATTTGAATAATGTAAAATGTTCGCATAATATTATATTTTTTTGAATTATTATTATCATGACTACCATGTACGAACTCAAACAAATCGTCTTCCCAATCAATTTCATTATGACTATGTGCAAATACTCCATAAAACACACGCATTAAAAGTAGTAACAAAACATTTATTACAATATATAATACATCAACAAAGTCGCTATTCTTACACTGTTCTTCTTTATTTATTTCATTTATTTGGTTTATTGAATGAATTTGAATAATAGTTACCCCAATCATACAAATAATAGTTAATTTTACAAAACTAACTATTATACTCATCATTGTTTGTAAAATGCAATTTAAATTCAAGTTATATATAATATTAACTATGTCTTCATTTATCAATTTTATTATTATTCGTTTTATTATACTTTACAATTTCATGGTATATTTTTTTTTCTATTTTATTTACTAGTTCGTTCGTGTAAATATAGGGCGCGCATTTGACGTTTTGCCATGCGTTTTGTTAGCGGGCGTTTAGAAAAACATTTGCGCGTTCCTTTTTTGCATACTTTATATCCTCGGGTTTTTTGTTTTCGAAGCGTGTATGGCATTTTTTTCTAAATTTGTTTACTTTATTTATTTAAAATTTTTTATATAATATCAAGTTATATTTTATTTTATTTTGTTATTATTTTAAATAAAATGTGTAAATATAGATAATTATAGTTGTTTATTTTCTCATCAATTTTTTCAAGAAATAATTTATATAAATGTCAATAAATCATTTTTAGAATATTATTTTACGAAATATATATTAATCATCCGCTTTTACAATATCCCTTGAATAATCGATATCAAAACGCACATTGTTACATTTTCCACAAGGAAGTCGGAAATAACTGCATCTCCTACCAAGAGGCAAACCAATTATTAAAAGCATTATCTGATGCAAACATACTATCAAAAGCACTTCCAACATCATTTGAAAAATCATCCCAAGAGTAATCGATATAAAAACGCACATTATTGAAATTTCCACAAGGAAGCTGAATTATTTTTTTGGAGGTATTATTTTGGGGTGAAATTTCTTTGGTTGAGACGGTAAAAACAACTTTATCACAAGAATTAAAGGAAGCTTTTTGAATGATGAAAACATAAGTATCATCATCTTCCGTTTCTATAATCGTAGTGGGCGTGAATAAAGGTTTAACGTTATCTTTTAACTTTTCGTTACCTTTTTCGAATACCTTAACCCATCTTTTTGCAGATACATAACCAACTTTACGTTTCTTGTTCAATTTTACACTATCTTTATCCCACACTTGATACATGAGAAATTTCCCGATTTTGCTAAATGTGATTTTATACTTATGTTCGCTTAACTTTTTAATACTAACATTCCCTTTGACGATTTGATCGAAACTGGGAGATTCGGTTGTCTCTGTGGCTAATTGTGATTGTCTCATTTTATTTTCTATTTTATAATATATAATTAGAAAATAAAATAATCAAAAAATATTATTTTAAAGTTTATTACATATTTATTTTTTATTTTTATTTATTTTTATTTTTATTTATTTTTATTTTTATTTTTTTATTTGTATTTATTTTTATTTTTATTTTTTTATTTTTCAAACACGCTATAAATGTCTTTATTCTTCTCTGTTTCAACAAATTGTAACATGTGTCCCTTGATTGCATCCATGATTTCATCTTTGAGCGAGTCCCGAAACACAATAATTTCAACAAACACTTCCTCTGCTTCTGGATCACGAGGCCAGTCGTGCAACGTGTCGATGCATTGTTCCGCCCATCTCTTGCAAATGGGTAATATATCAGGTGCATAGGCAATAAGGTATGCGCCCTTAATTTTTTCTGTTTCTTTAAAATTTCGTTCTGCATGATACGGTCGTTGTTGCCAGTATGCAGTGGACAAATGGAGTGCCCCCCAAAATGCGCCACAGCGCATAAATGTTCTTAGCGGAATGTAAAATATAGGTTTCTTGTATAATTCAGACCCTTTCGCATTTTTCATCGTGAGAATCGTAAGACCATATTCGTTGCGCTTCCAAAGGATAATGCATCGTTTATTATCATAATCATCATCTTTATCAGGACAAAGAGTTTTCGTACTCGGCATTGCTTGACTTGATTTTTTTGTTCTCGGTATTTTTTGTTTGGTTTGATTGTTTTGGCTTTTTATTCTTCTTTTTTCTATTATTACATAAATTTCAATTTTATATTTAAATAAGTTATTTTATTAGTTATTTATCCTTTCATCAATTTTTTTCAAGAAATCATTACTGTATACCAAATTTCCCGTAGGTTTATAACTTGTAATCGGTTTGTATTCCTTTTTAATAATAACATTTGCATTTTGACCGGGTCCCGTTGTCATGGATTTATTTCTGTTTAATAAAGCGTGATCAAGGTTGCCATTATCAGAATTACTAGAGGAATTGGTAATGAGACGAATGCCGCCGCCACCGTCGGTTCCATCACTTGTATTTTCGTCTTTACGATTTCCATGTTCGTCGATTGCAATGCCTGTTTTTTTCTTAAATTCAGTTCTGACATAGGTGGGAATGTAATGCCCCCAGCTTATAAAAATAAGATTGGGATGCGTGTATCGGACTTGAAAATCGTTTTCTTCTAGCTTTGCGAGAATGTATGAAATGCATGCGACGCGATCATAGTTCACGTATCCCAACATGACTTCGGGGACAACATACCAACAAAAACTGCTGTTTAATTTTTGCCTGGATGTCATTTTAATTTTTTCATGAACTCGATTCAAGATGCGGTTAAAGATTTGCAGCTTCTGTAAATCTTTTTCTTTTTTTCTGTCATACAGCTCGTCTAAATTTATTTTTCGCACATTTTCTACATCTTCATCTTCTTCGTCGCGCGAATAAAATAAGTTGTCCATGTTTTTTTAATATTCTTTTACTATTTTAAAATGTTTTTTTAATATGTTTCTTTTGTTTTGTATTATAAAAAATAAAATAGTTTAATTCGTATATTTATTCACAGATAAAAATATATTAAAAAAATCCGACAATAAAATAGTAATAGTAGTAGAGAAAATAAAAGAAACAATTTGAATCATCTGTACATATTTTTAAAAACAAAAAAACATGACAATTAAACACATTGTGATAAGCGGCGGTGGTCCGACAGGACTTTTATCGTACGGAGCAGCCAAATATCTCGAACAACAACATTTTTGGTCAATGAATAACATTGAATCGATATACGGAACATCGATTGGGGCGCTATTTGGCGTGATTCTCTCGTTGCATCACGACTGGAAAACGATTGATGATTACATTATAAAATGCCCGTGGGATACAATACTACAAAAAAATTCAGCGTTTCATGATGTGTTGGATGTTTACACAAATAAAGGAGTCATGTCGGGTGATTTTTTTGATATTATTATGAAACCCTTACTCTTGGCCAAAGATTTGACGCTGGATGTAACTCTTGGCGAGTTATACCAATTTAATAAAAAACAAATTCACATTATGACGGTTGAATTAAACACGTTTCAACTTGTAAATTTGAGTTATAAAACGCACCCGTCGCTTAAAGTTATGGATGCAATAAAGATGAGCTGCGCATTCCCGATTATTTTCTCTCCAAAAATATTCGTTGAAACTCAAACGTCGGCGGATAATAAAGAAGAGAATAAAGAGGAGTGCAAGCGCGTTTGCTGCTATATAGACGGCGGAGTCATGTGCAACTATCCCGTAAACATTTGCATGGAAGACCAGCAATGCGATCCCGATGAAATTCTTGGGTTTAGAAACATTTGGGAAAAATATAACGAGACGATTGATGACGAATCATCCCTCGTCGATTTTTTAAAAATATGCGTCAAACAAATGATACGAAAACTGGAGGATGAAAAGTCATACATCAAAATAAAAAACGAGGTATCGTGTGTCAGCGAAACAACCGACTATACTAGCTGGTTTGACTTGTGTTCAGATGAAAATAAGCGGATACATTATATTCAGAGGGGAATGACATATGGTGAAGTATTTTTGCGACTGGTTACCAAAATATAACTTGAATATTTTACATAGATTTTTGATTTCACAAATATTATGAAATTAATATTTTTATTATAATATTTTTATTATAATATTTTTATTATAATATTTTTATTATTATGTTGATATTAAATTTTATTTATATATATATCTATATGTTAATTTATGTGTTTATAATTTAAAAATTTTAAAATGAACAAGACAAAAAAAATAAAAATGAAAGGACATTCAAAAAAAAGAAATAAAAGTCATGAAAAACGTGAAGGAAACATCGGTGGCGTTGAGAAAATTATAATTGACGATAAGGTGGGTTGTATTACTGTGAACAACTCATTTGAAGAAAATTTTGATAATTATTTTAAAAACAAAAAAAATGCACGACAATTAAAAAATACAAAATATAATACTTTAGGAAAAGAACTTATTAGCGCATTTAAAAAACCGATTGCACCCAAACACGTCAATCTAAAAGACGATTTTTACACGTATGTGAATTATGACTGGTTAAAAGAAAAGGAAAAAAAACACAAAAAAATGAAAAAATACTATACTCGAATTGATAGTTTTCGAACGCTTCAAGAGAAAGTTTACTATCAACTCATCGATATTGTAAAGGTGTACACATCGGAAAATTCGAGCCACAAGTCGAACATGATACGAAACGTGTATGAATCATTTTTGAATTTGGATGAAGATTCATGCGAACGACACTGGGCTAAAATAAAGCAAGAACTGGAATACACATTTAAAAATAAAACGTGCACAGACCTTTTGATATATATGAATAAAAATGAAATAATGGCAGGATTTTGTCCCATTTCTTTTACCATAATAACGGATGAAAAAGATTCGCAAATTAATCGGTGTCACATTAATGCTCCATTTTTGTCGTATTACAACGATGAACTTTACGAAAACGATAACAATAAAGATGATCACGGTGATGAAGACGAGTATAAAAGAGCGTTTAATAAGCGGTTTAAAACATTTGTCTCAACTGCATTTGAACTGGCATTTGGAAAAGATGGCAGTAAAATGTTTGATCCACAAGACGTGATCGATGTTGAAAAACAAATACTCGACGCTATGAATTCGTATGATCCAAGCGTGAAAGAAGCCGATGACGGTTATAATGTTGTTAGTGCAAAAGATGCGCACGAAATATATCACTTGAATTGGGATGAACTGACAAAAGGTGTTGGATTTAAAACTGCGCCTCAGTTTTTTATTACTGACAATTTGAACTATTTACATAAGATTACTGGAATTCTTAGAGAAAATTGGAATTCTAAAAAATGGCAAACGTATTTCTATTACTGTTTTTTTAAACAGATGATGTGTTTTAATCGGTCGTGGCGACCAATTTATTTCAATTTTTTTGGGAAATATGTAAAAGGACAAGCAGTTATGTTGCCGCAAGAAATATTTCCGATCTTCGGACTATCTTATTGCTTCAACACGTTTTTAACAGAGGAGTACATTAAGAAATATGCCAACGGAGCATACATTAAATGGGCGAGCAATTTGGCATACGATTTGAAAACGGTATTTATGCGAATTATAGAGAGAAACAAGTGGATGAGTCCGAAAACAAAAAAATATGCGCTTCTGAAGTTGCAACATATACGCGTGGATATGGCGCATCCGCCGTACCTTGTTTCTGATCCCGACATAACGTATTCTAAAAACGATGCATGGGGAAACATGATTGCGTGCAATGCGTGGCGACTTAAGGTGCTTATTGAAACGGAAGGAAAACACTACATTGATTTACCAACGGTGGATTGGAGCACGTATTTCAGTTTGGCCGGGAATCAGGCATACATTGTGAATGCATTTTACGATCCTACCAAAAATAATATTTATTTGCCGCTTGCTTACCTTCAAAAGCCGTTTTTGGACGGCGATGAGCGCGGCATAGAATACAATTTGGCGTACATTGGATACACAATTGGTCATGAATTATCGCATTCTCTCGATGACGTGGGAAGCATGTATGATTATAAGGGCAATCTATTCAACTGGTGGACGCCGCATGACCATAAAATATTTCAGTCCAAGGTGAATGACGTGATACGACAATATGAAACCTTTGCAGCTAGAGACGGCATAAAAATGGACGGCTCTTTATCGGTTGGAGAGAATTTAGCAGATATTTCCGGACTGGCTATTATTCAGGAATATTTGAGAGATTATCAGATTACAGATGACTATATTGTTCCGATCAAAAAATTGTCATTTGAAACGCTGTTCATGTATATTGCATATCAGTGGCGTTCCTTTGTTTCAAAAGAAGCCATTCCAACTGAACTCAAAATCAATCCGCATCCGCTGGATAAATATCGAGCAAATTGTCCGCTAGCACGTTTAGAACTGTTTAAAAGTATTTATAATATTAAAAAGGGGGATGGAATGTATTGGCACAGCGATACGATTTGGTGATTTACAATTATTGAAAATTGAATATATTTAAGCATATTTTTACAATATTTAGGCATAGGCATATTATTGCAATTATTTAGACATATTTTTACAATTATTTAAAATGATTTAGACATAGCATATTATTATAATTATTTAGACATATTTTTACAATTATTTAAAATGATTTAGACATATTATTATAATTATTTAAAATGATTTAGGCATTATTTAGGCATTATTTAGGCATTATTTAGGCATTATTTAGGCATTATTTAGGCATTATTTAGGCATTATTTAGGCATTATTTAGGCATGATTTAGG